CTCATTCGTGCAGAGAACTTAGACGCCCAGCGCTTTGTTACGCGCCTGGGCTTTCAGTATGAAGGGCGCATGCGCAAGGCTTTTCCTGATGGTGGAGACCTGATGCTGTATGGGTTACTTCGTGAAGAATACTTAAAACATCCATGGAGTAAAAATGAAACTACAAGAGGAACTGCGCTCAGTCAAGGAGGTATTCCCGGCGATAGATCACCTGCTTGAAGCAGCTGCGCAGCGCATTGAAGACCAGAGACTGTGGCGTGAAGCCTGGTTGAAATCAGAAAAAGAAGTTGAGTTGTTGACACGTGAACTAGATGTGCTACGATTGAGGCTCAACAACAGAAAGGAGAAAGAGTGCAATGACTAAAAAATCTTTAACCCGAGAGCAGCAGGTGTACAAAGACCTTGCTGCAACAGGCAAGTACTACAACACCGGTAAGGTACTTATCGGTTTGTCCTATGTGCCTAAGCCCCCTCCAATGACACAGAGCGAGGAGTTCATGCAGAACATTCTGCTTGGTAACTACCGCCCCCTGGTCAGCGAAAGGACCATGGTGTACCTCACGGTCATCTTGGTGGTGTGTGCAAGTCTTTTTGTGTCCTGCCGCGCATGAGAAAGCGCAGCAAATACCGACCACGCGTCGTGCTCCAGAATCCTCTGGAGTTCGTGCTGTCAGGCATGAAACCCGTCAAGGACCTGCCTGGCATTTACATCGACGTACAGCTCAAGAATCGCGCAGCCCTGGAGCAAATCCGCAAGGGCGTCGCGACCAAAGAGGACATCGACATGTTGATCGGCGCATTCAATGTGACTGAGGCGCTGGCCATCATGGGCAAAGGCAGCGACTGGCTCGACGAAATCCACCAGGGCCAAGACGCCTTGTTGGAGTTGTCACGCCGTGGCGTGGCCAACGGAATGCGGTTCATCATGACAGCCAAGCAGTGGGAAGCCCTGAAGCTGGTGATGGACCTGCATGAGGAGCAGCTGGCGCATGCCACTGTGTATGACATAGAAAAAGCGCACGACTACGTCCTGTCGGTTATCCGCCAGGGCAAAGCACGTGCAATCGTGAAAATTCAAAAGGAGTCCACGTCTTGAAACACCTCATCCTCCTCCTCCTCCTCGCCTTGGGCGGCTACTTCGGCTGGAAATTCATGCCGGTGCTGGCACGCAACAAGATTCGTGAGTTCCTCCACAACCACGCCATCGTGGTGGTGGTCATCCTGCTGGCATGCTTTTTCGGGCTCGGCATCCAGTTTTACCTTTCCTCCGCCCGCATCCTTTAAGGACACAACCATGAAAAAACTTGCATTACTTCCCCTTGTCGCCATCCTTGGCGCATGCACCCAGATCGACACTGGCAACATCGGTGTGGAATCCACACTGGGCCAGGTCAAGAAGGAGACCATGCCACCAGGCGTGTACTTCACCATGTTCAAACGCGTGACCGAGGTCTCTGCCAAAGAACTACGCCTGGAGCTCAATGACATGAAACCCCAGACCAAGGACAAGATCACACTGGCTGACCTGGACGTGGACGTGTTCTACCAGATCGACTCCAGCAAGGCTGCCGAGATCATGACCAAGTGGCCTGGTGACGCTGTCGAGCTCAAGGGCGAAGAGGGTGTCCGACTGGGCAACAACTACGTGACGCGCCAGGCACGTGAGGCCATCTACAACGCCATCAGCCAGTACGGCAGCGAGACAGTGCACACCGAGCGCGTGAGCATTGCAGCCAAGGTGGTTGAGTCACTGCAGAAGGACCTTGACGAGTCAGCTGGCAAGGGCATGTTCTTTGTGCGCAGCGCCAACGTGCGCAACCTGGTGACAGACCCCGCGCTTGAGGCCGCCATCAAGGAAAACGCCAACCGCAACTTCCAGATTGCCTCCAAACAAAAAGAGGTGGAGCTGGCCAAGGCAGAGGCCGATCGCAAGCGTGTTGAAGCCCAGGGCGATGCTGACGCCATCCGTCTGCGCGCACAGGCCATCACGACTGCCGGCGGCAAAGAGTACGTCGAGCTGGAAGCCATCAAGAAATGGGACGGCAAGCTGCCCACCACGATGCCTGGCCAGACCACCCCGTTCATTCACGTTAAATAAGGAATTCACATGACCAAGTCAGACAAAATCAGAGAGTTTTTCCGCAAGCACCCAAGCGCCGATGTGGCCAAGGTGGCAGCCAAGTTCGAGGCACCCAAGCCAATGACCTACAAGCTGCGCAAGCAGGTGCAGGAAGAGGGTGTTGTTGATGCGGGCGAATGGGGGATGTCAGTTCGCGAGGCAGGAGCCGCGTTGACAGCCCTTGCACTGCCTGATCTGCAGGATACCGACATCGACGAGACGCTTGACGAGCGCGCCCAGGACTACGGCAAGTTCAAGGACGGCGCTGCACTGATGCAGGCATTGAAGCGCACGCTCGCGGACCACGCACGCATCCACAACAAGACGTTCAGTGATGACCAGTGGGAAGCCCTGGAGATGATCGTTCACAAGATCGGCCGCATCGTCAACGGCAACCCCGACAAGGTCGACCACTGGGTGGACATTGCCGGCTACGCCAAACTGGTGGCTGACCGCTTGCAGGGGAATGCACGATGAGAGAACTATTTCCATTGATCTTGATCGGCTGGGTCATCCTGGCCTGGATCACGCACATCGTCGTGTGTCTTAAAACTGCCGCGTGGGGTTTCCTTGTTGCTGGGGCCATTCTGTTCCCCATCGCGTGGATTCACGGCACAGGCATTTGGTTTGGGATATTCTGATGTTCAAAGTCCCTGAAAAGTTTCGCGTCAAGCTCTCTGGCTATCCAGAGGGCGACGCCACCAACGGGGCCTTTGTGGTCAAGCTCAAGCATTCCCAGACAGTGTTCGTCATCGCAAGTAACGATGTTGGCTGGGAGCACGTGAGCGTCAGCCGCAAGGACCGCTGCCCGACCTGGGAAGAGATGTGCCAGGTGAAGAACCTGTTCTGGGACGACGAGGATGTCGCCATGCAGTTCCACGTCCCTTCAAAGGACCACGTCAACAACCATCCGTACTGCTTGCACCTGTGGCGGCCTGTTGGCCAAAACGTGTTGCGTCCAGACTCAATCATGGTGGGGTTCAAATGACAGTCATCATCTGGGATCACAGGGTCAAGGCCCTCGGAGCAGACAAGCAAGCGACGCAGAGCGACCTGGTGCGCAAGGTCACAAAGATCAAGCGCATTCGAGGCCACCTGTGCGCTGTTGCAGGAGACTGGGACCTGGCTCAGGAGATGTTCCACTGGTTTGAACAGGGAGCTGATCCCGAGAAGGCTCCAGCCTGCATGCGTGACAAGCAGGACTGGGTCGCGTTCCTGGCCATCACACCCGACGGACGAGTACTCAAGTACGAGAGGAGTCCATACCCCATGGACTTTACTGAGTCTGCAACGGTGGATGGTTGGTACGTCTTTGGTTCCGGACGAGACTTTGCCATTGGCGCACTGGCCACTGGTGCATCCATTGTGGAAGCACTAGAGGTGACAATGAAGTACTGCTCAGGTTGCGGCCAGGGCTACGACGTCGTCACACTAAACTAGGGAAAGTACTAGACAAACTTTGTACGATACCTGTATAATTTAATTTCCATCAACAGAAAGAGAGAAAGTATGTCATACGACATTGAAAAAGACTGGACCACCAAGGCCGGTCTACGTGCAGTGGTTATCATGACCGACCTGGGCCACCGCTGTGGCTATGTGGGCATCCCTAAGGAGCATCTGCTTTGCGGGGTAAGTTACAACCAAACCTCAGAGCACTTGCGCTTGAACCGGGAGCGCAGCACAGACAAGATGAGCCCCATACAAATCCTCTGTGCATCCGGCAAGGACCTGGACACACTCAATTCACCTGAGTATGTGTTTGAGGTCCACGGCGGCTTGACCTACAGCGGAAGTGGCAAGGGCACCTATCCTGTTGAATCCGACCTCTGGTGGTTCGGCTACGACTGCGGCCACGCAGGTGACGCGCCGGCCCCTGGCTCGCGCATGGCTGAATATCGGCACGAAGGTGACGTGCACCGCACCCTGGAGTACTGCATCGACGAGTGCGAATCACTGGCCCTGCAACTGGCAGGCGTGAAGGCTGACGTGGGAGAGACATCATGAACAAAGTCACTGGAACATTGAAGGCCTGGTTGCCTGAGTACAGCTGCTTGAAGCCCGAAGACCTGCATACTGAGAAAGCCATCGACTCGATGGTGTTCTCC